TTGCGCCCAAACACATTGCTCTTGAAATCCATTTAGACATCCTTTCTAACCTAACTGTAGTGGCCGTAGAGACACTTTAACCTTTGGATGGGTGATTATGCCTAAACCATGTAGATCGTTGAAATTAGAAGACTTGGAGTAAGCTGGATAGACTCTCATATCCAAGACCCCTTGATAAAATCTACCACGCGGTTAATCGTGTCAGTGAGAATCTTGATGAGATCAAGGATCTCAGGCTCGTCTACACCTTGCACCTCAAACATGAGGCTAACCGTGTGATCGTAGACACCGCCTCTATTCCATGCGACTATCCACAGCTCGTTATACTCGAGGGACATATCAAGATAAACAGGAGCATGGACAAGGATACCATCACCTGAATAGAAGCCTTCCGCATTGCTGGGTAAAAGCTGATAGCCATTTGTATAGATTTGGAGACAGGTGGAATACCCATCACCAACCTCAAAGAGAAGGTCCACTGCCTTGAGCTTACCAGTAGTAAACTTGATCATTTGTTCTAACGGCGCACTCACCGAATGCGTCGTTAGGACATCTATCTCATGGCTGTAGTGCATATCAACCTACAATCCCGTCCAAGTCCAAACCGGATTTCCGCTGTGCGTTATCTTAATGGTGTTATCTGGGCCAAGCGTAAATGCCCCTGATGTAAGCCCGGTGTTCGCGGCATTTATCGCGATCTGGGAAACCGTTCCGCCTGAAACAGTTATCAGAACCGGACATCCGAAGTAATTTGTGTAGACTGTATTGCTTACCGGGTTGGCCGCTGGCTCAGTGAGATCCCCAATGGGATTGATGCCCACATTGTCAATATATCTTTTCCCGGCCACGTCACCAGCATTATCGACATACGCCGTCCCGGTGGTATATCGGACGGTGTTGCCGATGATATTGGCCGGTGCATAGTTTACTATGCCCAGAGTGGCATCTCGATCCCCGCCTAGCACGCGATTACTAATGATAGTGGAATCCGTGCCGCCCGCTACATTGTCAATGCCGATGGAATACGCATACGTTGAGTCTACATACCCAAACGCTATCTCATTGTTAGAAAATGTGTTACGTGGGCCGTTGTTATAAATTCCATATCCTCCTGAGATAATAATATTGGAATCGAATATATTTCCACCCGATCCGGTATCGGATATTTCGATGGCCCGCTGAGAGCTGTTCTTGTATGGAGTGTCAACGTAAGCGTAATTATAGGCGCTTTTCGTGGCCGCGAACAGACATTGACTGAATACATTACCGAACGAACTATCAGTAACCAAGAGCGGAACGGCAACAGTATCAAACAAGCATCTATCAACCTTCATGCCGCGGGTGCCGGAGAGTTTCAGGCCAGTGCCTGCATTCCAACACATGCAATCAGACATTACCCCATTATCGTTGATGCCGATATCAAAAGCAATCATGTTCTCGCAGATGTAATTGATCAACAAATTCCCCAACGTCTGGCCGCCGTAATGGGGCAGAAAATGGACGTTGGTATAAATATCCCCATGTCCGCCATTGTCCTCATATATGCCTCGGTGGATGGCGGTTCCAACCAATCCATCTATTACGAGATGAGAATGCCCGACAGTAGCATTTAGGAAGTCATACGCATTGACTAGATGACAATTACGAATAGTCACATGAGCAGGCCATTGTGAGCCGGACGTGACCAACGTAATGGTAAAAGGATATACAGTTGGCGTAGACGAATTGGTTACTTGATTTGGATAGTAGAAATCAATGCTATTAAGACCACTACCACCCGTCAACTCAACTGCTGTATGTGTGGTGTTAGTAATACAAAATCGAGCCGTAGCATTCGCTACAAAGCCGTTATCGCCACCTAGAACACCATTTCCATAGATGGCGGGAACCATGCCAACAAGTTCGACTCCAAGAGGTACGGTCAGGGTGCCAGCGAAGTTATAGTCGTGGTTATCGATATACACCCGCCCCCGCCCACCAAAGGACTGCGCCGCATTCAGGATAGTAACCTCATCAGCAACGTCGTCTGTATAATAATCATACTGTTCACCAGACGACGACGGACCAAGAGTTACGGACGGGATCATGGATTGCACCTGAAACTTGGTTTGAAGCTGTGAATATGTAACTACGTCCTGGGCTGCAGTACCATTCCCAACACCAGTGATCTTGTTTGTGCCCATAGCAAGAGCACCGGACATTGTATCACCCGACGCAGCAACGAATGTATCTCCCGACGTGCCACTATCCGCGAGAGTCTTACCTCCGGTATCGGCGAACGATGGGAAGTTGTTCTGTACAGAACTTGCCGGACCGCTAACATCACCAGGCCCCCCAGAAACTTCTCCACCCGATACAACATACTCGCCGGTGGTGTTTCTGTAATATGGAATGCCAGCCTTAGAATAGAACTTGATGGCATTGGCTTGTGGTGCGTCTTGTGCTCCAATTCCTGCTAAATATACATACGACGATATATTAGCATTACCATCAACCGCCAAGTTGTTATCTCCAGGATCGGAATCACCACCTACATGAAGGCTACCATTGATTGCCAATTTTGCAGTAGGCACCGTCGTCCCGATGCCGACGTTGCCGTTTTGCAACATTACAAAATCATACCCCGCAGCTTCATTGCCAGTAAAATGCACAACGCGATCGACAGCATTGCGGTGGTGAGTAACTTTTAAACCAGTTGTTAAGATACTATCGCTACCAGTATTATATAATCCAAGTTGTGCTCCCGGTGCGGTCGTCCCGATGCCGACGTTGCCGTTATTTAATATTGTTGCCGCGACTGTGCCCCCATTATCCCCGACTATCACTTGCACGGCTTCTTCTGCTGCGGTGCCTTCTCCGGAAGTACCTTGCAGTTTGAGGATATCAGCGACTCCGGTTCCTCCTAGGATCGTTTGCCCACCCACTCGACCAACTAATAGAGGATATTGTGGATGATCATCGTCTCCACGGCCACCAAGTCCACCGTGGTCTATTGTTGCACCATCTCCGCCTACATGATCATGACTGTCGCCATTTGTTACGCCTTCAGCGGCGGAAGCATAATTAACAGATAAATCATCAACGTATTTCTTGGTGCTGGCATCAGTGTCATTAGCAGGAGCACCAACAGACTGTAAGGGAAATGATCCAAAGTTAACCCATCCGGTAAACGTGCCACCAGATAGCGGCATACCGCCAGCAGCACCGATACTATCATCTACATACTTCTTAGTGCTTGCATCAGTGTCATTCACAGGCACGCCTACAGATTGGAGAGGGAACGAACCAAAGTTAACCCAACTAGAGAACGTGCCACCCGAAAGAGGCATGTAAGAACCAACCGCACTTGTGACAGTACTTCTAATAGCCACGTCAGTATCATTAGCGGGCGCGGCAACATCCCATATTTTATGATTATCCATCGACAACGGGCCTTTGATAGTTGTCTCAGGGAGCGTGTAAGCTCCCACAACAGCTATCAGAAACATTGGAATCAAGATGTAAGCTAACTTCATATCAATGCACCCCATGAAAAGACAGCATCAGCACCTATCGTAATACCGCCAACAATCCTAACCTTAAACGTCGTAGCACCAATCTCACTCGCTCTAACTTCAAGAGGAACATCACAACCCAACCCAGGGGTAACAGATACGTGAGTAGGCGCAGAACCAGCCCCATGCGTAATATCCACACTAGAATCACCTGCTGGTATTGTACCTGTACCATACTTGAATGTACTAACGGCGGCTATATCTCTCTTCATCTCTAAAGCACCTCTCGCAAATACCGTTAGCCACGACACGCAATACATCACTAGCTGTTGGAGTCGCAAACTTAGCATAGACAGCTTGACCAGGACCAAGTACAAAAGGCCAGTAGATAGTCATGCTTGTAGCTGCTGGAAATGGACCAGGTGTAGAGTCAATTGGCGTACGCCCTTCACCGTCAGCAATACCAATCTCAATAAGCGTGGCAATAGCTGTAGTCTCATCCATAGCTATAACAGAATAGCATGT